CGACGCAGTTCGCCCCGTCGACGAGGAACTATGCGACGCCGCCGTATGTGCTCCCCCCTCCCGGCAATCCGCAGATACTGGCGGCAGCGCCAGGGCCGCAGCAAGGCCCGCCGCCGCCGCCCCAGGTCCAGAAATACGCGCAGTATGCGACGTTGCCCGACAGCACGATGACGCGCGCCGGGGTGCCGCTGGGGGTGCTGCGCGACCTCGTCATCGGCAACGAAAGCCGCAGCACGGCGCAGGCCCGCGGGGTCGAGCCTTATGATGTGCTGGCGATCGGCCCGGGGGTCGAGCACAACGCCCGGGCGCTACCAGTCAACGCGCAGGGCTTCCCCGACCGCGCCCCGGTGAAAAGCGCCTGGGGCAATCCCAGCAAAGGGAGCGGCGCCTATCAGTTTGAACAGGAGACCTACGAGGACGTCGCCAAGGTGCTCGGCATCAAGGATTTTTCGAAGGCCTCGCAGGACGCCGTCTTCAACTACATCGCGACGACCGCCTATGGCGGAAAATCGGGTGTCTTTCCCTGGGAGAAAAACACCAAGTTCATGCCGGCCCTGAGGGCGGCACAGCAGCAATACGGCCGGACGCGGGTCGCGCAAGCCATCTGGGGGGATCGCTAGATGCCCGACCAGTTAGCACCCGCCAGCTTTATCTTTAATTCGCTCGCCTCGGGCGAGGTTTCGCCGGCGCTCTATGGCCGCACCGACCTGGCGAAGTTCCACAGCGGCGCCTTCGTCATGCGCAATTTCTTTGTCGATTACAAAGGCGGTGCCAAGACCCGGCCCGGCACGCAGTTTATCGGGTTCTCCAACAATGCCGGCCAGTATGTGCGGCTCTACCCGTTCAAGTTCTCTGCGGTGCTCGGCCAGACCTACATGCTGGTGTTTTCCGATCACCTGATCGAGTTCATCAAAAACCCGGGCGGGGCGAGCTACCCCAACAGCAGCAATGCCGGGTTCATCCTCTCCGGCGGGGTGCATTACACGGTCGCCTCGCCCTATGCCGAGGCCGATCTGCTGACGCTCAAGTTCTCCCAGCTGGCCGATGTGCTGACCATCGTCCATCCCAGCTACCCACGCTATCAACTGAACCGCCTCGGCGATACCAACTGGACGCTGGTGCCGGAGATGGACACGGTCCCGATCGCCTCACCGGCTAATCTGCGAAACATGATCATCAGCCCGCTCCCGCCGGGTTCGACCGATCCGGGGAATACCTATTACATCTACGCAGTGTCAGCGGTCGACGCGCAGGGCAACGAAAGCCCGCCCTGCCGGTCGACGATCAGCGGTGCCGGGATCGACATCGGCGCGACCATGGGCTCGGTCAGCATGATCTGGGATCCCGTCCCCGGCGCGGCGTATTACAAGGTCTATAAAGGCCTGCCGACGTCCGGCAACATCCCGCCCTTCGCCACCCCGCTTGGCTTTGCCGGCTACGTCTACGGGACGAACTTTGTCGATGGCAATATCGTCCCCGATTTCACCAAGACGCCGCTCTTGCACCACGACCCGTTCTCGATCGGGCAGATCAGTGGCTACACGATCACCAGCCCGGGGAGCGGCTGGCCGGTCGGGCTGACCCTGATGAACGTCACGACCTTTGCCGGCGACCCAGCGCCGACCACCACGGCGATCATCTACCCCATCCTCGACACCTCGAGCCCGGGCGCGACCGGTGGCATTGTCGGGCTCGACATCGTCGATCCGGGGCAAGGCTATCTGCACCCGCCGACCCTCTCGCCCTATACGCTCAGCGGTCCCGCAGGCAGCGGGTTTGCCGGGACCGTGACCCTCGGGCCCTCGAGCGGGGTCTACCCCGGGGTCGCCGGGCTCTTTCAGCAGCGCGCGATCTACGCCGACAGCGGTAACCAACCCAACACGCTGTGGGGCTCGCGCTCAGGCACGGCCAATGATTTCCGCGTGTCGAACCCGGTGGTCGATAGCGACAGTTTCACGTTCACCATCGCCAGCCCGCAGGTCAACACGATCCTCTGGCTGCAGTCGATGCCGGGCGGAATGCTGATCGGCACCGACAGCGGCATCGTCCAGCTGAGCGGCGGCGGGGTAGCGCCGGCCAACCCCCTGGCGGTGACGCCGACCTCGGGCGTGATCGTGCCGCAGAGCTATTTCGGTTCGGCCGACGTGCCGCCGATCGTGATCAACTACAATGTCCTCTATGTGCAGTCGGAGGGCGCGATCGTCCGCGATCTGCAATACATGTTCTACTTCAACATCTACACCGGCACCGACATCACCCAGCTATCGACCCATCTGTTCTATCCGCAGATAATCACCAGCTGGGCCTATCAGGACACACCCAACAAGGTGGTGTGGGCGATCCGCGGCGACGGCGCCCTCCTGTCGCTGACCTATCTCAAGGAACAAGAGATCGCCGGCTGGGCCCGGCAGGACACGCAGGGCATCTATGAGTCGATCGCGGCGGTGCAGGAAGGCAGCATGGACGCCGTCTACGTCTCGGTCAACCGCGGGGGGCAGCGCACGATCGAGCGCTTCGCCGATCAGGTCTACTACACGGTCGAGGATGCCTGGTGCCTCGATGCGGCGCTGAGCACGGCGTCGACTTACCCGGCCGCCAGCATCGCCTATTCGGGGTCGAGCGGGAGCATCACCATCACCGCAAGCGCCGCCGTGTTCTCCGCGGGCAATGTCGGCAGCGTGATCCGGGCAGCGGCGATCAAGGCGGTGATCACCGGCTATGTCAGCCCGACCCAGGTCACCGCGAGCGTGGTGCCGGGATACGAGACCGGTGGTGTGCCGGGCACCGGTCAGGGCGTGTGGCGGATGGACCCCGTGGTCAGCACGGTGAGAGGCCTCGCGCACCTCAACGGCATGAGCGTCATGGCGCTGGCGGATGGGCAGGTGCAGGGCCCTTTTACCGTCTCAGGTGGCGCGATCACCCTGACCACGCCCGCGAGCCAGGTCGTCGTCGGTCTATCGTTCGTGGCGCAGGTGCAACCGGTCTATGCCGATCTGGGCCAGGAGGCGGGGACGATCCAGGGGCGGCGCAAGAAGGCTACGGCGGCGACGATCCGGGTCAAGGACACCGCGCGGATCAAGTTCGGCACCGACTTCGCCAACCTGCGCGAGTGGGCGTTGGGCACCGCCGGCACCGACGCGGTCGATCCCCTCCCCTATATCCCGGTCGGTCTCTACACCGGCGACCAGAGAATGACGCTCAACCAGCAATTCAACAGGCTCGGCACGGTCGCCATCCAGCAGGACTACCCGCTGCCGGCGACCGTACTAGCCGTCATCCCGGAGTTGGCCCAAGGTGACACGCGCTGAAGTCGTCCCCGTCGACCCGCTGCACATCCGCGAGATCTGCGAGGTGATGCGCGAGCGCGAGCGGGCGGGCTTCCGCCAGCTGGGCAACGATCCCGAGGCGATGATCGCGCACGAGGTGGCGACGAGTTTTATGGTCTTTGCCGGTGTCGTCGATGACGAGGTGATCGCTCTGGGCGGGGTCAAATGCCCGGGCATCCTCTCGGATGAGGCCTATGCCTGGCTGATCTGCTCCGAGCGGGTCAGCGAGTTCCCGATCGCCTTTGCCCGCAGCGTGCTCAAGGTCTTCCGGCTGGTGCAGCAGCGCTTCCGGATCATCTGGGGGTTGGTCGACGCCGATTTCACCCAGTCGATCCACTGGCTTGAGTGGATGGGGTTTACCGTCGATCCACCCGACGCGGCCGGGGCGCGCCTCTTCTGGTATGGCGAACGCCCGGTGAGGAATTAAAGATGGATCCCGCAACCCTTGCCGTTGTCTCCCTCGCCACCACGGTCGCGTCGGCCGGTATCGGCTTTATGGGCGCCCAGCAACAGGCCTCGGCCCAGGCCGCCTCGGCCAATTACCAGGCCCAGGTCGCGCGCAACAACGCCGTCATCCAGCAACAGAACGCGGCGCGCGCGGCGCAGACCGGGCGGGCCCAAGCGCAGCAGCAGGACCTCAAGAACGCCGCGACGTATGGCGGCGTCCTCGCCGCCGAGGGGGCCAGCGGGATCGACCTCAGTACGGGGTCGCCCCGCCAGGTGCAGAGCAGCGCCCAGCAGGTCGGCCGGCTCGACACCCTCAACATCGCCGACCGGGCGGCGCAGCAGGTGCGCGGCTACCAGATCAACGCGCTGTCCGACACCGCGCAGGCGCAGCTCGACACGATGCAGGCGCAGAACGCTCAGACCGCCGGTACGATCTCAAGCGCGGGTTCAATCATCGGCGGCGCCTCCTCCTTCGCCGATAAGTGGCAACGGTTCCAGACCACCGGCGTGCCCGGGTTCGGCGGCACGACCCCAGGCACTGTGTTTAGCCCCGGCTCATCAACACCGATCGTCGGCGGCTTCCCGATAGGGAACTTCTGATGCCGACCGTCTCTGCCGCCAACCCGCCCTACACCGGCGTCCCGACGGTCGAGCCGATCTCTGACCCGGCTGTCCGGTCTGAGCAGTTCAGGATCAACGTCGACCCGGAGCAGTTTGGCGCCGGGGTCGGGCGGGCAGTGTCGGGGCTGGGTCAGACGATCGGCGAGGCCGGTAATGTCGCCGCCCGGGGGGCCATCGCCCAGCAGGAGCTACAGAACAAGATCGTCGCCGACGATACCAACAACCAGTTCCAGAAAGCGGCGACCGACCTGCTCTATACCGGGCCGAATGCCCTCTTTGCCAAGAAGGGCGCAGACTTCCTTAGCTCCTATCAAGGGACGATGCAGCAACTCGAGCAGCTTCGCTCAAACCATGCGGCCAACCTGAATGCCCCAACGCGCGTCGAGTTCAACCGCGACAGCCGGTACTACCTGCAGAGCGAGTACCGCAGTATCGGCTTCCATGCCGATCAGGCCCAATTGCTCTACGGCGACGATGTCAACAAAGCAAAAGAAGACAACGCGCTCCGCGGCATCGCCACCCATGCGAACGATCCGGTCGCTGTGGCCGGCTATACCCAACAACTGTTGGAAAGCCGCCTCGCGCGGTCCGCACTAAAGGGCGAAACACAGAGCCCAGACATCCTTCAGCAGAACCTGGCGAGTTCTCAATCGGACGCGGCGGTTCAGCGAATCCGGGCGCTGGCACACGACCAGCCAGAGACCGCCAAACAAATTCTTCAAGAAAACAAGGGAATCCTCAAGGGGCCGCTCTACGACCAGCTCGAGCGCGAGGTCAATGGTCTCGCCGAGAACCATCAGGCGCATGCCCTCGCCCAAGAGGTGATGGGTCTGCCGGGTGGCAGTGGCACCACCCGCCCGCGCCCGCAGAGCAGCAATCAGTATCCCGGCCAAGGCAGCGAGTTCTTGAAGAACCAGCGCGCGAGCCATGCCCAGGAAATTGAAAATACGCCCGGTCTGAAAGACGAAATCCTCGCGATGGCCAAAACCGAGGATGAAGCTGACCCCGCCGGGCCCATCGAATCTTTATTCAATCGCGCGGCTTACACGGGACAGAGCCTCAAGGAATTGCTGCATAGCGGCTTTTATGGGCCGATCAACCGGGGTGAATTGCCCGGCGCGGTCAAGGCGCTGAGCGATCCGGATCTCAGAGCGAGGATGGAGGCCGGGCTCAATACCGTCATCGGCGGATCGAACCGGCTCAAAGGCGCGACTGACCAAGGCGGCGCAGGTGATCCGAATGCCGGTTGGCAGGGCGGTCGGATCATGCCACCCGGCGGCACGGCCAGCGCAATTTACAATGATTGGGGCGGTGGTCCCGGTGGTCACGAGGGCGCGGCTCAGTTCCGTCAAGAACAGCAGCAAAAGGTCAGCGGAGCGGCACAACCGGCGGCTGGTCAGCCGAAAACTGCCGCCAGTGCTACGCCACCAAAACTCGAGGTGTGGGGCGACAGCCTCGGTGTCGGGCTCAACACCCAGCTGAAAACTGCGGGCACGACACATGGCGACGACTCGCCGGAAACGATCTTTAAGAACATCCAAGCGAAACCCGAGGATTACTGGCAGGGCAAAACGGTCGTGCTCTCCTCGGGGAGCAACGGCAACGATATGGACAACGTCGAGCGGACGATGAGCTACCTTATGGGTAAAGGGGCCAACGTCATCGCCGTCGGCTATGGCCCAAAATTCCCACAGAAGAACGCGCAGCTGCGCGAGACCGCCGGTCGGCTCGGAGTGCCGGTGATCGACGCCGAAGGCGTCGGCGCCACAGAGGGCGTACACCCCGGCCCGCAGGGCTACGCCAGCATGGCGACGAAGATCAAGGCACAAGCGGCGGCGCAAGGCCCTTCGGGAAGCGCTGGTCCGCAGGATGCGGCGGGTGCCGGTCAGCCCGCCAACCCGATCATCGAGGAAGGCCCCGCCGCGACAACGAGGCCGCCGGTTCCTGCCGCACCGACGCAGCCGGATCAGCCGCCCGCGCAGCAGCAGCAGCGCCGGAATCTCGCCGATATCGAGAACGACATCTTTTCGCGAGATGTCCCGGACGAGGTCAAACAAAAGGCGTGGAACGAGGCGAAGTCTCACTACATGGCGATGGAAGCCGACGAGGCGCGGCAAACCCGCCTGCAGGACCAGCAAGCCAAGGACGCTCTGCACAAGCGCGAAGACCAGATCTGGGCCGATGTCTATAGCAACAACCCGAAGATCACCGCCTCGTCGATCGCGACGGATCCGGCTTTTGCTGGCTTCACCGAAGAGCGCAACCGGATGATCAGCTTGATCAACAACCCGCCGGGCAGCGCCATACCAGCGGCGCAGAGCGCGCAGGCCGCAAAAGCGCTACTCGGCCGGATGCGTCTTCCCCCGGGCGACCCGCAGCGGCTCACCGATATCAGCCCAATCTACGAGGCGGCGATCGGCGATCCGGCGAACGGCATCCCGCCGAAAATCAACAAGAATGACCTGGATTTCCTCAAAAAAGAGTTTACCGAGGCCCAGACCGCGAACGGCGAGCAATTTAACACGGTGCTTGAAGACCTAAAGAAGCACATCGGCCCGATGATGACGAGAAGCAATCCAATGATGGGCACCGTGCACCCCGAGGGCGATGCGCAGGTCTATAATTTTGACCGGGCGGTCGCCGCCAAGAAGGACCAATACCTGCGCGAGAACAAAAACCCGATGGATCTGCTTGATCCAAAGAACCCGGATTTTGTCGGCGCACCAGCGTTCCTCGCGCCGTTCCAGACCTCGATGCAGCAATCGGTCCAAGATGTGATCAACAACATGAACAAGCCGCACCAATGGCCCGGCCTGCCCACGCCCACGGCACCCGCGACAACAGAGCCGAACGATCCGCAGCGCAAACCTGGTGAATCAGCTGAAGACTACTATCTGAGGCGTCATGGCGGCGCGGCGCCACCGCCACCACCACCCGCGCAACCGCAAGCCCCGCTGGCGCGGTAGCCATGCCTGCGGGAGCCACAGGCGAGCTACAGACCGCTGGGTTTAGCAACGACGAAATCGCGGCGTGGGCCACCAAGCAGCGCCAAGAACTCACCGGCGCCGGGTTTAGCAACGACGAAATCGATAACTTTCTCGGCGGTCCAAAGCCGACAATGCCGCCCGCCTTTCTCGACCGCATCGCGCGCGCGACGGATATCAACACGGTCATCGGTGCGACGCTCAAAGGAGCCAAGGAAGGGTTCGGCACCCCCCAAGCCATGAGTCCCGAGACTGAGCAATTCTGGCGAGACATCGGCATCTTCAACGACCCGCAAAAGGGCCAGGCCAGCCCGATCCGCAGCTTTAATGAGTCGATCATCCGCCCGCTCGGGGCGGCCGTTAATGTCGTGGGTGCCGCCATTAATGCCGGGGTCACCGGCATCGGGGCCGGCGTCGAGCAAGCCGCCGAGCAGACCGGTGTTCCGCAACCCCAGAGGCTCGGGGAAGAGACCGTCAACTTCCTCAACTTTCTCGGCGCCCAAGCGATGTCGGGAACCCCGTTTATGCGCCCATCGCGCGGACCGATGGGCGAGATACATGAACTCCCGATCGGCGGGCTGCCGGAAAGAGGCGATTTTGCCGATGCCGGGAAAGCAACGGTCGGCACGATCAACCCCGAGATCGAAGCGAAGATCCGAGCGTTATGGGATGTCAACGGCATCCACCCGGCGGAGGTGGCGCACGACGCTCACAGCGATGTCACGATCACGCAGGATCTCGCCTCGACGGGCGAGACGCCACCAAAGCATTACGTCGATCCGGTTGAACCGGCCCCGGCACCGGAAGTCCATGACCTCGCCCGCCAGCTTGAGCCAGAGTTGTTCGAGAACTGGCAGAACCTGACCGAGCGCGGCAACGCACTGCGCACGCAACTTGACCAGCTACAGACGTTGCAGCGGCAGCGGACCACACCGGAGATTACCGATCTCGATCGTCAGATCAACGAGAAGCGCGCGGAGCGGCTGGAAGCGCCGCGGGCCGATCAGGCAGGGTTGGCGAACGACGTCATCGCGCTCGAGCGGCAGCGGACTGCATTGGTTGATCAGCTGCCCCCGGTCGGAACCGATACGCCAGCCATGGCGGCGGCGCGCAAAGAGCTACAGGACATCGACTACCAGAGGCGAGACATCGCGCCGGATGTTTCTGCGACGTACCGCCGGGCAGAGGCGGAAATGCCGCCGCCGCCAACAGCAGAACCGGATGCCTCTTTCACGATGGAGGCGCCGACCGAGCCTCCGGCGGCAGCGGCAGCGGCACCGACCGAGCCTGCCGCGATGTCCCTCGAAGAACAGTCTGCTCTTATCAATGATCAGATCGGCCGGCTGAAGGACCGGCTTGATGAGACTACAAATGAAGGAGAGAAGGAGACCCTTAGAAATGAGATTGCGCTACAGCAGGCCAATGTAGAACGCATTGAAGAACGAATTAAGAAAGAGGCAGAACCGGCCATTACGACGAGCGGCGAGGTCGCGCCGGAAGGACAGACCGCGCCCGTCCCTGCCGACAAAGAAGAACCCGACCCCTTCGCCTCCAAAGAAGCCGGTGCCATCCGCAACCCCTTTGCCCGCCAGCCGCCGCGCTCCACCACCCCCGAGGGGCAGGCCATGCTCGACCGGCTCAGCATCGGCGAAAGCGACCGCGGCCGCCCCTGGACATGGTCAAGAATTTATTCGGTGACGATCGATCGGCTGCACGCGCTTTCCACCACCACCAATTTTCTACGCGGTCAATCCGTTCTCTCGGCGGGAGAGAACCCCTATACGCTCGCGCGGCTCTATGCGGGTGTGTCGGGCAAGGCCAACCAGTGGCTCAACCACGCCACCTATGACTTCGACACCTACGCCAATACCGGCAAGTCGCTGAGGGAAATCCTCGCGCCGGTGAACGACGACCTCAACGGCTTTCGCGAATATGCCAGCGCGTTGCGCGCGCTCGAACTCGAAAGCCAAGGGATCAAGACCGGGTTTGATCTGGGCGCGGCGCGGACGGTGGCGGCGGCTGGTCATGTCCAGTACGCGCCGATCATGGCGGATATCGTCGAATACCAGAACAAACTGATCGCCTATCTGCGCGACTCGGGTGTGATCAGCGATGCTTCCTACAATGCAATGACCTCGCAGCACCTGCTCTACGTCCCGTTCCAGCGGGTGTTTGGCGATGCCGCGGGTGATCTCATCCCCCAAACCATGAAGGGGACGGGGACAACCCTCCAGGCAAGCGATCCGATCCATCACATCGTCGGCTCGGAGCGGCGGGTCATCGATCCGCTCGAGTCGATGATCCGCAACACTTACCTCTCGATCATGATGGCAGAGCGCAACGCCGTCGGAACAAAACTGATCGACCTGATCAACCGCGCCGGCGGGATGCCGGTACCCGGGCGCGCCGACACCATCAGCATCTTCCGCAATGGCGTTAAGGAAACGCATCGGGTAGACGAGGCGCTGGCGGCGGCGATCAAAGGGCTCGACGAGGAGGCCGCCAACAGCTTGATCCGCCTGCTCGGTGTTCCAGCCCGAGTGCTGCGCGCGGGTGCGACCCTGTCGCCCGACTTTATGCTGCGCAATCCCATCCGCGATTTTTTCACCGCCATGATCAATACGACCAAAGGTGTCTTTTCGCCGATCGACACGGCAAAGGGATTGCTCAGCGCCATCCACAAGGACGCGGATTTTCAGGAATGGCTCAAGGGCGGCGGCGCCAATGCGGCGCTGGTATCGCTCGACCGCCGCTATCTGCAACAAAACCTTGCCGACCTGACCAAGGAAACCGGTCTCATGACCCGCGCCTGGAATGTCGTGCGCCATCCGATCGATAGCCTGCGGGCCTTCTCTGAACTCAGCGAGCAGGCAACGCGGCTCGGCGAATTTAAGTCAGCGCGTGAGCAGGCCTTAGCGGCTGGCGCGACACCAAAGGAGGCGGCGCAAACAGCCGCCTTTGCCTCACGCGAATCAACGGTCGACTTTGCCCGGCGCGGCTCGGCGATGCGCTCGGCAAATATGATCACAGCATTCTTTAACGCCAACCTTCAGGGCGTCGACCGGCTGGGGCGGGCCTTTCACGATAATCCGACGGGGACGAGTCTCAGAATTGCCGCTGGTATCACCCTGCCATCAATCGCACTCTGGGCGCTCAACCACGACAACCCCGATTATCAGGAACTGCCTGCCTGGCAGCGCGACCTCTTCTGGATTGTCCCGGTCGGCAGCGCCCCCCCCTCGCCCCTGCATATCGCCCAAGCGCAGCAGCGCGGTGTTGCCCCGACGCCGAGCGCACGGTTCTTTATGCGTATCCCGAAGCCGTTTGAGCCGGGCGTTACGTTCGGTTCAGGCGTGGAACGCCTGTTGGACGCCTATTACGACGGTAAACCAGACGCCTTTAACGGGTTTGCCAGTTCGGTCATTGGGGCGCTTTTGCCGGGCATCATCCCCACTTTCGCATTGCCATCGGTCGAGCAATTTGCCAACCGCAGTTCCTTTACGGATCGCACCCTGATCCCGGCAGACGTAGAAAAGCAGCTGCCCGAGTATCGATATCAACCCTACACCACCGAGACCGCCAAAAAGCTTGGCTCGCTGATCGCCGCCTTCCCCGGGATCCGCGAGCTCGGCGTCAGCAATGAGCCGGGTTCCGGGGTTGCCCGCGCGCTGCAGACACCGATCCTTCAGGAAAACTACTTACGGGCCTGGACCGGCGGGTTGGGCAATTATGCCCTCCAGGTCGTTGATGCGGGTTTGCGCAAAGCCGGCGTTGTCCCCGACCCGCCAAAACCCGAGGACACCCTAGCTGACATCCCGTTTGTAAAAGCCTTTGTCGTCCGCTATCCGAGCGCCGGCACGGAATCGATCCAGGGTTTCTATGACGAGTATGAGAGCAACAAGCAGTTCTACGATACCTGGCAGGCAAAGGCGCAGGAGGGCGACGCGACGGCTATGCTGCGCATCCAGAACGTCGGCGGGCCGCGCATGTTCCTCCAGTTCGACAGCATGAAACAGGCTCTCGGAGAGCAGGCAAAGCTGGTGCGTGACATCTGGAAGGATCCGAGCATGGATCCGCACGAGAAGCGGCAGCTGATCGATCAGATTTATTTTAACGAGATCCAGATCGCCAAGGCCGGGTTGACGGCGATGCGGTCCGCCGAGGCGCAATTAAACGCGCCGACGGCCCGCCCGAACTTGAGTGACTTTGCTCACGAGAATCGGCCGCGGCATTAATCCTGGCAACGCCCAAGCTGATTGGCATAGCTGTAGTCGCACACTGATATCACGCCGGTTATCGTGTTGATGCGGTATGCGCGCCCTGGAGCAGCGGCGACCCGGTAGGGAGTGATCAGTTGCGAGCCGAGAATGGCAATTCCGATGATGGCCGCGCCGATTAAAATCGCGCGATCAGCGGACATGGAGTTTCGCCCCGTCGCCGTAACCCTGGTTATAATCATGCTGAAACTCCGACGGGACGGTCATCCTCCCGTAATACGGAGACTGGCCAAACATACCGTCCTCAAATCCCCGGTGTTCAGCCTGAGTTTTGTTGTCGTAATACTCAGCCATATCCTTGGCAAACTGAGAACCGGCATCCTCGTTCGGCGCCAGCAGCTGCGCTGACGCCACGCCGGGCAGCAGCAGGGCGGCCAGCGCGGCCGCCGTCAACAAGGTGCTACGCATTCTCTCAACCCTCCACCAGGTCGAGCCGGCGCTCGAGACGTTCTAGACGGTCATTCGTACCGTCCAGCCGCTGCATGATGGCGGCGTAATGCCCCTGCTCGGAGGCGCTCAATTGCGCCATCTGTGCTTCCAGAATTGTCAGCCGCTGTCCGTGTTCGCGCAAAGTGAGGTCGATCCGCTCCAACCGGGTTTCGACCCGATTGAACCGTTCGCGGAGGAAGTCCAGTATTTCGTCAGCCATGTGATGCCTCTCCTACAGGCTCAGTGGTCAGGGGCCGGGGTTGTGGTTTCGACCCACACCCCGGCGCCGCTTTATATAGCGCGTGATTCCTTAAAAAGCCAGGGATCGCTGACCCGCGAGGGAGGAAGCCAACCTTGAGAGTTGACTTCCCCCCGGCTGCTAGCGTGTGATCTTTGATTCGCAGAACCAAGATCACTACTATCCGCAACCGGAGCTTACCGATCTTCCACATCGGTTTACTCCTTCGCAGGTGCCCGGCAATCCCCGCCGGGCATTTGCTTTATATCACGCCCGTTCGCGCGCCGCCGTCACCCTGAGCATCATCCGCATCGCCCGCCATGCGGCCGTTTCGCTCGGCAGGGACAGGGTCACCGGTTCACCATGATGGCAGGGGCAGCGGCGCACGACGTACCAGCCGGGCGAGAATAGCTGCCGGTCATACGGCCGCGGCTTATGATCGAGCCAGGCGATCTCGAGCCAGCGCGCGGCGTTGTGATCCTCGACCGCTTTCACGCGGTCTCCTTCTCCATCTCGGCGATCTCGTCCCAGCGTTGGGTGATCAGCGCCTCGAGCTCGCGCAAATCGCCGGCGGCGAGATGGCGCTTGGCGGTGGCGAGCTCGGCCTCGTTGTCGCCGCAGAGCAAAGCCAGATCGGCCGACGACATCATCTGCCGCACCTGGGGGAGGAACAGCCCAAAGACCCACGCGCGGTAATCGGGTTTGCCGCTGGGAAGTTGTGGAACGGCAATGCCGCGGCTCTCGGATGGGGGTTGGTCGCCCGGGAAGGGGATGTCCTCCTGGATGACCCCATCCTCGTCATGCTCGATCACCGCCGCCTCGTCACGCTTCGGTTCTGGCTCAATTTGTTGCATCGCTGGCGCCGGCAAATCGGCGATGTCATCGATGAGTTCGTCGTCACGGTCAAGCAGACCGGCCAATTCCGCCGACTGTGGTGCGTCTTTCGCCGCGTGTTTCAAGACCGTTTTGCAGCAACCTTCGTCATAAAACTTTGTCCACATCAGGCCGTCTTTTTGCCGGCTCTGGTTGCGAGCAGTTTCAATGCGAGTACGGCTCATCACGTCGCGGATTATTTCGCCGTTTTTTAGGCGAATGATCGCGTATGCGCCGACGATCTCGCCCCGATCCTCACCAAGCGGAGGCGGCTTATGGCGGATGAAAGCATTGTCGCCACGCTCATACTCGAACTCATCATTCGCGCACACCACGTCAGTCTCGACGCTTAGCACTTCGCCGCTATTGCGCATGCGTTTCTTTATGCCGGCCAGCATCGGTAAAAATTGAACTGCGTCGATGCGAAATTTTTCGTCTAATTGAGTATTGGGATTACGCAGCTTTATTTCTGTATTGTAAATGACAAGAGCGGCGTCCCGTCCATCAGGCATTAGACCATCGCTCGCGCATTTTATTGCTGCGGTATACAGCGTTCTCCGATCGGCAGACAGCAGATCAGGATTCGTCGCTACTGCCGTCACGAGAACACGTTTAAATTTATCCACCGAAATGTGTGCAGGTAGCGCCTGCACGATGTTCGGGGTGAATTGGTCAAGTTCAGTTTGAAATTGTCTCGTGCGATCGACGGTAAGCCTCGTCGCTGCGGCTATCTGTTGATTGCGCGCCATTGTCTTCGATACTCCCGTTGACATGCTATGCACCGGCGAAACCTGCCGCCATCGAGGCGAACGTTATCTCCCTCGAGGGGGTGGCCATTTTTGCAATGTGTTCGGTGGATATTGTGGTTGCGGTGCCGTCCCTTTGCGACGGCATCACGAATGTTATCGCCTGCGGTCCCTAGAAAGAGATGATCAGGGCAGATGCAAAGGGGGACGTCGCAACGATGCAGAACATAAAGATGACAAGGATCACCGCGATGAACCATGTACGACATGCGGTGCGCATAAATAACTAAATGATCCTGTCTGGGGCCCAAACCGACGCACCCATAACCCATTGGGGCGGTCGGTGCTCCGCTCCAAATCCAGCAGCCCGCATCGTTAATCTCGAAGCGACCGTCGAGCCACGCGAGCATGTTCGGCACGTAGCGATCGATATGGCGGTACAAGTCATCACGGGTAGGAGCGGTATTACGCGCCTGGGCGACAAGCGCCGTTCGCTGGCTTCTCGGCATCATTTCGGCCCTCTCTGTTCGAGGAAGTCGGCGACACGCCGCACCACGTCCATGCCCTCGTGAATGGGAAGGAACAGGTGCATGTTGTCACGCAGCGCCTTCACGTCCGCTGCATGCTGCTCGGCGCGGATAGCATCAGCGAAAGCATCAAATGCAAGGGCGATGGTGGCTTCCGCGCTATAGTGGCGCGTGCCTACCGGCCAGTGCTGAAAATGCTGCCGAAACCGCTCGCTCGCTAGAAGTTCTTGCGAGGCTTTTACGGCTTCCGGCGATGCCCACATACGCTCAGTCATTTGGGGCCGTTCCTTTCCAGCCAGTCGGCGGTATGTCTACAATCATGTTCCCGCAGCGCTGCCACATCCGCTGCGTGCTGCTCGGCCTTGGCTACGGCGACCGCCGACCTGATCGCGGCATCGACTTTCTTGGAAAAGGCGAGCGGATCGTTACGTTCTTCGGCCTTGGCCTCGGCATGGACGGTGGCAGCAAGAGTTACGATTGAGTCAACAAGATCGATCTCGTATGAGCTGAAATCGTCAACCCCCGCGCCCATATCGCGCAGATACGCGGCGACCATACCCTCAGCACGCTCTCGCAGATCGCCTGCTGATGGGGTTGGCCGCTTGTTTTCGACGTAGTTATGGAAAGCTTCACGAGTGAAATCCTTGGCACTCGCTGGCGGGGTCGGGGCTGCTACTTGCCCCATAGCAGCGATGGCGGCGCGGACTCGGGCGGGGACCATTTCGCAGCCGCAGCCCTGCTTGTAGTGACACGGCACGTAACCGCTTACGGTCGGCCAGGCTTCACATGCAGCGACGACGGCATCCGCCTCACTCGGCGAGCCGGGAGGCTGGATACGCGGGCCATTCATGACCGCACCTGCGTCGTGTGCTCGATGCGGACATCGAGCCCGGGGATCCGCCCGGCGCCGCCTTGGTCGATCGCCTTGACCCCGAGGCTGCGCAGGTGGCGATCGACGAGTGTGCTGACCGCCTGCTCGAGCGGGGTGCGCAGGTCACCGCGCAGCATCCAGCCGATGAGGAGCCGCAGGTCGAGGATCTTGAAGACGATGTTGCGCCGCGTGCCGACCGTACCGAGGTCCGAGCGGATTGGGTCCATCGACCCCGCCGCTCGGGGCTCGGCTTCCTTCTGCCGCCGCCAGCCGTCGAGCAGTTTTAGCACCCCGCCGACGCGCGCCGCGGTGACCGGCTGCTTGACCGCTCCGAAGTTGTTCTCGATCAGCCGGCAGGCCGCGAGATAGGGCGCCTTGATCTCGTCCTTGACCGCGTCGATATCGCGCTCAAAGGTCCGCATGATGACCACCAGGTCGGTGGCCGCCTGCGCCTCGACGTCGTTCTCGATCCGGGCCGCGCCGGCGCTGGCGAGGATCTCGGCCTGGCGCTGGCAGAGCGGCAAGAGGGCCTCGGCGATCTGCTCGCTGAGACTAGGTCTGTTGTGGCCGATCCCCGGCGTCATCTCGTCGAGCAGCTGGTTGGTGCTCATGATCCTCCTCCGAATAGCGGCAGGCGTGCGGTGCGCGGGTCGATGCGGCGGCGCGGCCGCAGCGCGGGATGCGCCGGGTCGTTCGCCTCGGCCCAGCGCAGATGGTTGAGCCGGTAGGTGTACTCGGCCTCGGTGATCTCCTGTGCATGCTTCCAATGCCCCCGTTTCCAGAAGAACCGCTCGGTCAGCTCCTCCGGCGGCACCACCTCGCCGGCGATATCGACGACGATTGTGGTCGGCGGCCAGCGGTCGCGCTTGTTCTCGGGCTCACCCCACTCGAAGTCGATCTCCTGCAGCCGCGCCGGGACCAGCGGGCCGCCTCGCTGGAGGCGCAGGAGGTAGTAGCGGGCGGTCATGACCAGATGTCCTCGACCTCGCACCCCAGCGCCTGGCAGATGTCGCACAGCATTTCCGGCACGGGATGCTTGATCTGCCCCCTTTCCAAATCGCTGACACGATCGTGTGCATAGCCAGCGTTTCGAGCCAGGACCCGTTGCGACCATCCTTTGCTTTTGCGCAGCGCCCGCAGGCGCACCCCGGCTGCTCGTAGAGGGTCTATCGACATGACCGGTGTGTAGGGCGCAGAGGTGCCGCCCATCACCATCGCGAGGTCTTTGCGGAAGTTCAGCCGGATCGAGCGCCACGGTTCGGGAACGTCGGCCAGGTCGTCGCTCATGGCTTCCCCACCAGTTGCTCGAGCTTGTGGATCGCGCGCTCAAACCGGCGGCAGGCGCGCTGGTGGCGTTTGGCGTCGGTCGGCTTCTGGCCGACGATGGTGATGCGCTCGGCGGCGATGATGGTCTCGCGCGCAGCGGCGATGAGTTCGTCGCCGAGTTTGCGGCTGATCGACTCGGTCGCCGCGGCGGCATGGATCGCCTCACGGATAAAAGCGAGCTCCATGGCGGCCGAGACGGGCATCAGAGAACAAACCCGGCCCGCGAGGGAGAGAACAGTGTGGCATTTTGTGTGTCACTTTTACCGGAAATGTGCCACATTGTTCCCGATTCGAGCCTCTTGCGGAGGTTCGGAAATAGGGTATAACCCTTTGATATCACAGGTAACGGGGCGTGGCGCAGTCCGGTAGCGCACCTGCTTTGGGAACCCCCGGCCTGCATATCCAACCTCCTTGAAACTATTGGCCTATTTCGCCTTACCTCAAAAAGTGTGGCAGTTTTTGTGGCATTCGCGCGGCGCGCCCCGCGGTTCACGGCTTTCCGAAGTATTCCCAGACGTAGATGACACGGCCCAAATCGTCGACGATTTCGCCGTCGTCGCGGACAAAGTTGGCGACCCGCCAATCCTCGAGGCCGGGAACCCCGCAGGCGACAAAAACGACCGAGTCCTTGTCGACCGCCTCGACCGATACGGTGAAGATGCCCTGGTCCGGGGGAGAGACGACAACGATGGTGCCGGGCTTGAGGTCGCCGGCCTTGAGGGGGACACCGATCTCGCTCTTGGTCATGCCACCACCCTCGCCTTGCGCCCGACCCTGGCCGCCGCGGTCTTCTCCATCGCCGCGCGGACATCGGCGACCTCGATCGCGGTGTAGCGCATCGTCGTCGCGATATCGGCGTGCCCGAGAAGCTTCTGCACGATCTTCAAATTCCCCACCGCCACCAGCGTCCGGGTCGCCGCGGTGTGGCGCAGGTCGTGGAACCGCAGCCCGGGCAACCCGGCTTCGCACCGGGCGCGGTCCCACTCCCGCCGCCAGCCATCGTGGCTAAAGGGATAGCGCTCGCCCTTCTCCTGCATGATGCCGGTATGCGGGTCGTGGCGGTTGCGGGCGCAGACATAGGTAAAGACCATCTCGGGGTGGTTGCCGCGCTCGCGGGCGAGGACGGCGCGCACCGCATCGGTCAGCGGCACGACATGCAGCGCGCCCCCCGGTTTCTTTGACTTGGTCCTAAAGGTGATCCGCCCCTCGTCTTCGTCCCAGTCGATCTGCCGCCATGTCAAACCCAGGACGTTTTCAAGGCGCACCCCGGTCAACAGGGCAAACTCGACGATCGGCCAGAAATCAGGACGCAGGCATTGAAAGAACCGCTCCTCATCGGCGTCGGAGAGGATCAGCTGCACCTTGTCGGGTTCGGGGAGCCATAGCGTCTTCCAGTGGATCTCCGGCACCCGCGCCCCCCAACTCCGCGCCGCCAGCAGCACCGTGCGCAGATGCCCGACTTCCCGATTCACCGTGGCGTTGGCCCGTTGCTTGGTGATGACCTTGCCATAGCGTTTGGTCTTCACCTGGCGGCGGCGGGCGACAAAGCTCGAGAGATCCATGGTCGTCAGGTCGCTGATAATGGTCCGCTCGCCGAGCTCCTTGATGAGGGTCGCCGAGTGCTGCGCGATCATCGCCGCCGAGGCCACCGCCGACCCGCGGTCCTCCCAGTACTTGCCCAGCGCATCCGACAGCGACCACTCGGCCCGCCGGGCGCCGCGCCTCAGCTTTTCCTCGGTGTAGACGCGGAGGGCGATCTCTTCCGCCTTGGCACGGGATTCTTCCTTAGTGCTGTCGCGAAATCGACGACCGTTGATCTGGAAGTCAAGAAACCAGTACGGCGACCCGGCGCGCCGGATGACGAGTGACTTGCGCATGAGCGCTCCTGTCGCTGGATGTATTCAACAAGGTCGGCCGGGCGGTAGCGCCGGCGGGTCCCGATCAGCACGTATTTGAGGCGGCCCTCGTCGCGCTCGCGGCGCAGCACCGCCTTGGTCACGCCGAGCAGGCGCTGCGTCTCCGACTCGTGGATCAGGAGACGCCCGTGGGCGACTTCCTTCAGCCGCTCAGCAGTCAGTTCGTCGATCGCGGTCATGGCGCATAGCCTCGAGGACGGCGTGGTTAGCGTCGTACAACTTAAAGAGCAGGACTTCACGGCCGGCGATCACCCGACCAAACCCGGTAGCGTGGCGTGCCAAGCGGTACTCCCGCCAGAGTTTGCGCCACTCCGGCTTGGTGATCCCGCGATCGGGTCCGACGCGGTATATCTGACCCGGCTTGATCATGCCGTCTCCCTTTCCGGGAACACGACGCCCTTGCCGTGTCGCCACTCAAAGCAGGCGTTGTCGCCGCCGTCGGTGATGATCACCCGCCGCGTCGTGCCCATCCGCGCCCCGAGGCTCTCGGTCAGCCGCTTCGCCGCCTTCACCGCGGTCTCGGCATCGACGTGGTCGAGGTCGAGCATCGAAGTTTCGTCCGGGAAGAAGACGTGGACGCTGAACTCGCCGTCAGGCATCGGGGGTGTCCGGGGACAGAGATCGTGCAATAAAAAATCTGATCGCCGTTACAGCGCTCTCCGCATCGTCGTAAGTCCCAAGGATCGTATAGCCCTGGCGGCGATAACTAAGGCGATGCCGCACCGCTTCTTCGGGATAAAAATCAGCGGCAAAGCCATACACTCCCCCGTCACGAGTGCGCCTCACCAAGGCCCAATAGCGCAGGCGGGCATGGCGCTCAGCCATCGTTTTCATCGGATCGTACCCGGCGGATGAGGCAGGGTCGGCACCGCATATCGCGAGGTTGGCTCACCATGTCTGATCGGCACTCGCAGGGGCGAGCGTATGATGTTTTGTACCTTTGTTATCAGCTGCTCAACTGGCGCTAATTCATCGGGATTGACGTCGGCCGGCAGCGGGTTCTCCCGGTCACCCACGATAAAAAGTTCCTGGTTAAATCCCTCAGGGGAGGGAAAGTGCAGGCCTGGCACGCCGACCGTTATATCGTAGCCGCGCCAGGTAAAATGGCGTTCGCCGCTAAGATGTTCTCCAACCGGAATGATGCGACCATCGGCCATGTATCGATCATGGCCAAGCCGGAGATGCATGATGGCCTTGCGGCGCAGACCTTCCTCTGCTGGATCGCGATCCGCAAAAAAGGTTCTAAGCGATTTGACTGGAACACCCAGCCGCGCGGTACGCTTACCTTGGCGGATCGTTACCGTGACCCCCGCCAGTGCCGTAGCCGTCGCTGCGACCGCCATATTAAAATATGTCCGCACAACATGATGAGGGCTTTTGTCAGGAATTAGCTTGTGGAGGCCGGGTGGAATGTGGAAGGCGGAATGATGAACGCCGCCACCATTCGGTAGTTTTTGGTAATGGGTCATATGGCACGGCAATGCCCGCACCTGTCCATCTGGCAACACCCCGAGATACCACCAAAAACTGCCGTTGCTATTTTCTCCAGGGAACAGCTTCTTGCGTTCTTCGCGCGTAAAGGCGACATTGCGTTTAAACATAAAGGTGGCGTGGGTGAATATTGTCGATCCGAGCGGCGCTATGGTCGCGTGGTTCTTCGGTTTCTCAAATAAGTGGAAGTCGTACAGCGTCGCCTTATCATTGAGAGCCGAATCCCGGTATTGTTCATTGGTCTCGCCAAAGAAGCAGCCAAAAAATGAGGGCAGCTGATTAGGCGAGGCTATTGTAATGGCATCTATCTGCGATGACCAAACTGCCGAGTTATTGGTGAAGACCGGGGCGCCAATTTTTGAAAAATAGGTGTAAGCGGCCGGCGCCATGCGTCGCAATTGGTCAAAAATGTCGAAATAGGTCTCTACGCTGTCGAGGATGTCCTGCAGAGTTATGTCGTTGATGCGGGGATCGCCCATGATCGATTTAGCCCAGTCGGAAACTGGCAACCGGGTCACCCGCTCGATGTCCCGCTCTATCCGGCGGTTGGTGCGTTCGCCAGGTGATGGGCGCAGCTTGGCCGGCCTCACCGCATGCGGTTGGGGTTTGTGCAGTGGGCGTTGGATGGCAGGCTTTTTCCGCTGCTTTAGGAGCACGTTCTTTATGTGCGTGTCCTTGTCGCGGAGAAAGCGCGCCAGCGCGCTGTCCGGGCCGTAGAGTCCGACCCAATATCGCAACCATGCCTGATCGGCTGGCGAACTATAATTCATGCCGTTTCCCGTCAGACATTAGAGAAATAGATCTGGGGCCTAACCGCGTTCTAAGTTCCTCGGCGAAGTCCCAGACCAGATCAGGCGGCCACGTTCGCAGCAAGATGGTCGCCGCTTGTTTGGCGCTCCACGGGATCTGGATCTTCCGCATACGTTGGGAGAGTCTTTTCTTTTTGGTCCGGTGATGGCGTTGGCCCTCCAGATTCTCGCGCAGCATGACTGGTTGCTTTTGGATTGGCGCGCCCGCGATCTGATAGGCGGCATTGACTGTGAGCTTTTTGTCGTCGAGTGCAGCAATGATCGCGGGATCGGCGTGCGTAACGACGTAATTGACCCTGCTCGCTTCTTGCCGATTGCGGAAACCCGCTGATTTCGCTGCGGTTTCTGCATTCGCTAATCCTAGCGAATGGGATTGGTTGCCACCGACCGACTTGCGCTGGATCGTCTGGAGGATCGCCAGGCGCTCGCTCATGGTGAAGTCTTTGCGTAGCTGGTTTTCGTCATGCTCGCCCTCGGCGATGCTGGTGACATCGACGATGCGGATATCGATCTCACTCCAACCGAGAATATCGCGACAGGCGACAAGACGCCGCTCGCCAAAGACGAGTTCCTTCTCTGCGGTGACGCCGATCGGATGCAGCAGACCCTGCAACTTGATGCTGTCGGCCAGCCGCTGGAGACTACCCAAGACCTTGCGGTGCCGTTTGCCAATGTGGATGTCGCTAATCAACATGTTGGTCGATTTTCGGGCTGCTGCATCGCCTCGCGTGAAGAGGCCGATCGGCTGGCATATACGTCTTCATCAGGTATGACAATTTCGGGGCGGCGCGCTCTAAACCGCGTGCCGGCCAAGGTGACGCCAATCATTCCATTAAAGGCCGGACGCACAATCGACATTGTCTGATTTGTATAAGCGGCATTCCAGATTGTCGCCAAGCCGCGTATCCGAGTTGTCGGAGCCATGGAGAGTGCGCCGCCGGCGCGCAGCGCTAGGAAATTCACTGCAGCTTTGCGCGGATCATTGGCACCAAGTCCATCGTCATGAGCGACAGAAGTCCAAAACTCTGCTGCTTTATCCATGATTTTGGGGGAGTTTAGGAGCGCCAGAGCGATGGCGACCGTCGTGGTGAGGCGCAATGGTCGCGTCAGATAGCCAACACTATTGGCAATGCACTCGAGATAGAGTCCCATGGCGGCCCGCCAATCGCCCGTCTGATCGGCGAGATAGATAAGGTCGCGTATCGGAACCCGATTGGGGCCGACTCTCTCGGGCGGTCGGAAATCATTAAGTATCCAACGCAGGGCACCAGCCAGCAGCTCGGTATTTTTTGGTGTCAGTCCCAAGGTCTCGGGAAGACCCAACCCGTTTAAAACATCAGCGGGTGTGCGCTGCAATTCGCGGCCAAAGGTGGCGTAGACGCGGCGCAATTCAGTAATGTCGCCAACTTGCCGGCGATGCACCAAAAACCAGATCGCACAACCGCTTTTAACGACGGCGCTTAAGCTGTGCTGACCATCGACAAGATGAGGAACCGCATCCAAGACCGCGAACTCGATATGTGATCCTGGTCGGTAATGATCCTGAACCATGGCACGCGCCAGCAGGTCGACATGGACCGGGCGAATCCGGCGTTGATCAGTGTAATTGTGTTTGATTAACCACTGTTCTGCCGTTTCGGGACTAACTGAAATAAGTTCCGTGATAATTGGGGGCTTCATCATCATTCCGCTCCTCACCTTATCCCCGGGATAAACAAAAACACGGTGATCAGGATCTCGATGATCATCAGTCGTCCTCCCGTGCGCCCGCCACGAGGCGTGATTGACGGGCCGCTTCTTCCGCATCCAACCGGTGGAGCTTGCGCACGCGTCGCCAGAAGCGGCCCTTGATCTCCTTGGATCGCGCGGTGCGCCCGAGGTGGCGCGTCTTGCGGGAGAACACATCAAATTCGTCGCCATTGATCAGGCGCTCGCGGGTGCCCATCGTCATGGTGCGAATCCTTCCAGAGGCTCATTCCCCCTCTTGCTCGCCAGGTGCCACTGTCCGCACCAGCACTGGTAGACATCGGCACGACTACCCTTGCGACGCAGGATATGGCGGGCGAAAGCATCCGCCTCAGCTTCGGTGGCATACGGCTTTTTGAGACAGTCACCATCCCGCGCTGCGGTAAACCGGCGTAGACGTTTCAGCGACTGGTACATCTGATCCAATCAGTCGTCCTCCCCCCTTGGCCCATTGGCGTGCATCCTGACCACCTGCGCCCCCATCCGCTCCAGCTGGCGCAGCACCTCCTCGGCGACGCTGTGGGCGATATAGCTGGGGTCGGGCGGCTGGTTGCCCTGGCCCACCCGGCGCAGCGCATCGGCGACCTCGTCCACGATGATCCGGCGCAGCAGGTCGGTCTCGTCAGTCATCTACTCGGCCGCCAGCCGGGGCCGCCGCGGCCCGCGTTTGCGCGGCTCCTTGTAGAGGACGGCGAGCGCCCGCCGCATCGCCTCGAGCCACACCTCGCGCTCCTCCTCGGACCACGATGTACCCGGCTTGGGCAGCCGCCCGACCAGCGCCTCGATGACGGGATTGTCGCTCATCTCTTCCCCTTCTTCGCCGGCACCACCTTCTCGCCCTTGTGCAGCGTGTAGGTCCCGGTCTTCGGCACCCGGCCTCCGCGCTTCATGCTCGGCGCGCCGGCATAGGCTCCCGCCATATCCGGCGGCATGCCCTGCGCCTCCATCTGCTGCTGCTGGACGGGCTTCTGCGGCGGGGCCGTCTTGCGCTTGGCGCGGGCCATCAGTGTTTCTCCCTCAAGATTGCCTGGATCAGACCGCCGGGTGGGCGGTGGCGGTAACGCTCGTAGAGAACGGCGATCGCGACGCCGATGACGAGGCCGATCGCGATGCCGAGGAAGAAGGACGCGACCTCGATCACGACCCGCCGGCGAGGTAATAGAGGAGATGGAGCAGCACCGACAGGAGCACCACCCAGAGCGCCGCCGCCAGGGGCACGGCGATGATCATCCCGGCGACAAAATTCCCGGCGTCCGGGATTTCCGGGACGGGCGGCATAATCGGGTGTTTGCAGTTTCCGGCCATGGCGGCCTCCGGGATCGACGGGGCCATTTCCGGAGCCTAACCGGGAATTCCCGGACATGTCAAACCCGGCGTTGATTCCCGGCGTACCCGGAGTTGCCATAGGCTCATCATGTATTTTTAATAAAAACTACGTGAGGTGGTTGCTCGTTTGCCGGGAGAGCCTTACGGTTATCTGTCCGGTGGCGTACCCCCCCCCGGCAACGGCCCCGCGAGAGGCCCAACTGAACCTTGGAGGCAACGTCTACAATGCGAGGCGTAGCATCATGTGTAGTTCAGAAATCAACGCGGAAATGCGCGTGGCGATCAGAGAGTTAGCGCAGGAACTGAACCTTTCCGAGCCGGCTTTTAGGGCTCACCCCGAGGTCTTCCCGGAGTCGTTTATGTCAGCGGCCAACAGAAGACCGACATTGAGTAACCACTGCCGCGAGGGTTGCGGGCCGCCCATCAGCAGCAGGTCATGAAGCCGCCGCGCGAGCCTGGCGGTCTGCGCTGGCGGCGGCCGATCGTGCGTCCGTGAATAGATTTCGATGGCGACCTCGATGGCGTATTCGAGCAGGTCAATCGGCGCCGGCGGTTCAGCTTCCGCCTCTGGCGCATCGCGCGGTTTGCGCCGGTCACGCGACTGCGCGTTGGGCGAGACGTGGGCTCTCGGCATGCGGCCCTCCGCCCCGATCAGCTGATCGATCGACCATCCCAGCGCGGCGGCGATGGCCTCCACCTTGTCGCGCCGCCAGCCGACGGTGGGAACTTCCGACAAATAGGTCTTGTTGACCCCCGCCTCGCGATAGACCTGGGCCAGTGATTTGCCGAGCTCGGCGGCTCGGCGCTCCGCGCGGAGCTTCACGGGATACTGACTGTCTCGCACTTCCCCTATTGTCTGCGGTTTGCTTTGGCCTGTTGAGATGAGAACCACCTCACCGCCCGACGCCGGAATTCGTCCCACTACCGGCACCGGGAATCGACCCTTGAGTGTCCGGGATTTCCCGGATAGGCTTTCCGGCGTGATGCTGGTTTTCTCAATGAAACAACTCCTCTCATTGGCGGAAACCTACGCCAGTGCGACGAGCACCTCGACGATCTCCCTGGCGGAAAAGATTTCCGGCAACTGGAAACTCTTCACGCAGATCAAATCCGGCAAGGCCTGCACCGCCAAAACGGCGGAAGCCGCAACCGAATGGTTCCTCGACAACTGGCCCGAGGATATCGCCTGGCCGCATGACCAGGTCCCGGATCTGCGTCAATACAAACGCGACCTCGAACTGGTGCGCGGATAAGCAAAACCGCCTCGGAGGCGGTCGTGTTGGGGTGGTACCTCTTGGGGATAACCGGGCCATCACACCGAAATTATTATCCGGAAATTTCCGGTTTGTCCAGAACATGGGATAATGACGGGGGAGTCTATCCGGTATGGCATCCACGACCGGGACAGCGGCACGCTCCCGTCCATCCCGTCCCTTCCGCCTCACCGCCCCGGCGCCGCTCGAGCGCGACATCCACGCCAGCTGCGCCCGCGCCCTCGACCTCCTCCTCCAGCCCCCGGCGCTGTGGTGGACCTACCCCGCCGGCGCCGCGCAACTCTCCCCGCAGCAACAGGCGGCCTATTCCCGCATCGGTTTGAAGCGCGGCCTCCCCGACATCATGGTGCTCCACGGCACGCTCTACGGGATCGAACTCAAACGCCGCGGCGGCCGGGTCTCCAAGACAAAGATCGTCCACACCCGGCGCGGCACCCCGCGCGAACTCCTCGGCCAGGAGGACATGTTCCCGCGCCTCATCGCCGCCGGGATGACCGAGATCGCCATCGCCCACTCGGTCGACGAGGTGCTCGCTCACCTCCAGCGCTGGGGGGTGCCATTGAGAGGGAGGGTCGCGGCATGAACGCCATGGAACTCGCGAAGATCATGAACCTGCCACGCGACACCGACATCACCTCCCTCTTGATCCGCGCCGCCCTCACCTCCCCCGCCGCCGCCGAGATCCTCACCACCCGCAGCCTGCGCTTCCTCGACCAGCGCCGCCACGCCGTCGCCGAGGTCGTCGCCCTGCTCCAGGCGAGGACCGCCGCATGACCCCGATCCAGCGGCTGCAACAACTAACCATGACCCCAAACACCTACGGCATCACCACCCTGCTCCTGCGCGCCGCGGTGATGTACCCCGAGGTTGGCGACGAACTGTGCGGCCGCAACATCCGCGGCCAGCACGACCGCTACCAGGCCGTCACCGACGCGGTGAAGCTGATCGACGGCGACACTTCACCTGTGACCAATGGAGCCACCGATGCCCTCCAAGTCTAAACCCCAGGCCCGGTTGATGGCTGCGGCCGCGCACAACCCCGCCTTCGCCAAAAAGGCCGGCATCCCGGTGAAGGTCGCGAAGGAGTTCAACACCGCCGACGCCAAGACCGGCATCCTGCGGAAGAAGAAAGGTAAGTGACCACCGAGAAAGAAGTGCAGTTCTACCTGCGCTGTCTCCGAGCGGCGCCGCCCCAACAACATCATCCTGATGAGGAACACATGAAGGCCAAACCTTCCACCCGCTCCGACACCGCCCAGGACCGCGCCATCGTCACCCGCGGCGTCCACCAGCACGAAGCCAACCTACACAAAGGAAAACCCAAAACCAAGCTCAAGCTCGGCGGCAAGAAAGGCAAGTGAACCATGCCGATAGTCCCAATCGGTAGCAATCTCGGCTTGCGGGGGCGCGTGTTCCAAACGGGCTGGGAATTGCCTGCCGACCTATCTGAAACCGATTGGCAAGCTGCCGGTGAGGTGCTCGGTAAGGTCGAGCGCAGCGTGTCATGGTGGATTGGCGATTGGTGGGCCTACGGCGAGGCCACGTATGGCGACCGCAAAGCCATCATCGATGCCGACGATTGGCAAGGGCCGGCGTTCCAAACGGCGGCGAATGCCGCAACGGTGTGCAGGATGTTTGAAACTTCCCGGCGCCGGGAAATTCTTTCATTTTCTCACCACGCTGAAGTAGCGGGGCTCGCCGCCGCCGCCGCCGACCGCTGGCTGGACTGGTGTGAAGAAACCATCGCCGAAACCGGCAAGCCGCGGTCGACACGTGAATTGCGCGCTGCGGTGAACCAAGCGCGACGGCTGACAAACGGTCATGACCTAGTCACTGACCCTTGCACCGTTGACGATCTCTATAGCCTCATCGACAGCGCCAAAAAGTTTGGCTGCATCTATGCCGATCCGCCGTGGTCATACGACAACCAAGCGACGCGCGCCAGCACCGACAATCACTACGAAACGATGAGCGTCGATGAGATTGCGGCCTTACCAATTGCCGAATTGGCCGCCGACGCGGCGCATCTTCATTTATGGACAACCAACGCTTTTCTGTTCGAGAGCGAAAAAATCATCACGGCGTGGGGGTTCAAATTTCGCGCAACCTTCACTTGGATCAAGCCCGATATGGGCATCGGTAATTACTGGCGGAACGCGCACGAAATCATGCTGACGGCGGTGCGCGGTGATGCGACACGATTCGATGACCATTCGCTGTTGTCGTGGCTGCAGTGCGCGCGCGGCGAGCATAGCGCAAAGCCGGAAGAAGTGCGGCACCGGCTGATGCGCGCAAGCCGTGGTCCCTACCTCGAATTGTTTGCGCGCCGGCAAGAACCAGTATCGGGTTGGACGTTTTGGGGCAATCAAATTGAACGCGACCTCTTTCGTCAGAGGACCGCAGAATGAACGGCTTCGACAGCGCGCGGCAGGTCGAGCGCCGGGCCGTCGAGCGGTTGTTACCGTTCCTGAAAGAACGTGCCTATGACGGGCGCTTTGTGTTGACCAACAAGGGACCGCTCGCCCGTCACCTGCAAACGACTGTCGGTGACGTTTTGTTGAACAGCGACCCCGATCAAATTTGGGGCATCGAAATCAAAGCGGAGGAAGAGGAGCGCTGGGGCAATTTCTTTCTCGAATTATTCAGCAATCGGAAGTGGGGGACGCCTGGTTGGATGGTGACCCTGCAATCCGACCTGCTCTTTTATTATTTTCTCGACACCGATCGATTGTATGTCATGAACCTTCCCAGGCTTCAATGCTGGGCCTTCAGCGACGGCCAACTCTGGCGACATCCACAAAAACGGCAGAACAAATACGCTCAACTCAATGACACTTGGGGCGCGTGCGTTCCAATCAAACGCATCCAGCGTGAAGTCGGGTTTAAGGTGCTGCACCCAACCCAGCTTCAATTGCCGCTCGACAATGACCCGGTGCCGCGGGTGCCATACCCGCCGCCGCCACCGCGTCTGTGGGAGAACACCCGTGAGCTTGCTGGTTTGCGTGTCTTGCGCTCGATATTGGGTCACGCACCATGACACCACCCCTCGTCCCGCCCGACACCGTCATCCCCCGCCTGCCGTGGGTCCCGATCTATGCCGACCGCCTGTGGGAAAGCAACTTCTGGGGCGTCGCCACCGACGCCGAGTTCCGCGCCGCGTTCTGCCTCTGGCTCAAGTCGTGGAACCAGAAACCGCCCGGCTCGCTCCCCACCGACGACCGCATCCTCTGTCGGCTCGCCGAGCTCGGTGGCAACCTCAGAAAATGGAAAAAGGTCAAACCGGTTGCCCTGCGACATTGGATCCAATGTGACGACGGCCGGCTGTATCATCCGACAATTTCGGAACTCGTACTCGATGCTCACGAAAAACTCCGACGCGGACAAGAACGGACCTCGGCAGCAACGGCAAACCGTTGGAATGGTTCAAATACTAATGTCCGTAACGGTGACCGTAACGCACTCCGTAACGGTGACCGTAACGACCATCCTCACGGATCCGTCGACGGAGACGACCTTAAGATAGAGAAGAAATCCCCCCCTAAATCCCCCCCACGACATGGGGGGGACCAAGGCTTTTCTAAAAATGGGGTAGGGGGGCCTCACCAGCCGACGCCGATCAATCCCAAAATCCTCCACCACACCGATCCCTGCCACTGCGACAACTGCACCCGATGGGCAGCCCTCCACCCATGATCACCATCTCCCTCAGCATGGCCCCCAACTCACAGACCAAAGAGAGACCCACAAAGTGGGTCGCTCAATGCACCGTCGACGGCAAATCCTTCGCCGCCACATCCCGCATGAACCCCTGCTCCGACCTCGCCAGAGCCTTGGTTGCCGCCAATATCCCAGACCAACCCGTCCAACGCTGGAACGAAAAACTCAATCACTGGGCCCTCCGCTGGAAATCCCTCCACACCATGGCACAGTGGATGATCATCGATCCCCCCTCCTCATACCTCCACCGCGTCAAATACAAACCCCCACCCAAAAACTGGGCCATAACCGAATAACCATCCCACCCTTTTTTGCAAACACCCTACCCTCCGACCTACCACATTACCCACAAAACCAATCCAGCGCCAAAATACCCCCGATGCCTACCTACAAACCAGATGCAACCTTCGGGCGAAAAAGATCAGAGCTCATAAAATTTGCGAGGGGGTAGTCGATAAGAGGTGGGACCCCCATCGGCGGCGGGCGGGTGGCAGGGGTGGGCGGTGACGGTCGCAGCTCACGGAGGGTCGATTGACCAGCTCGAAACGGCTCGATCAGTCACCGAATGATGGGTACAAGTATGGGTCAGCCGATCGGCTGTCGACCAATACCTTTAATATTGCTCGCATAATCACTCGAGTGAGGCGGAGACCATATCCGCCGCATTGCCGAGAACATGACGGAAACACTCCTTAAATACCGCGCGGTTGCGCGCGTGTGAGTATCGATCGGTTCGTTGGTTGTAGTGAATTGAGTTTTGATGGTCGCAGCCGATATCCCGGAAACCGTTTTTCGGAGCGGCGGGAGGAGCTCGCCGGGATGGCGCAACAGCTAGCAGCAAGGATCGAGGACGATTGAGCCTATTGGTTTGCCTCGAGTTCCGCGACGCGGGCAGCCAGTTCCTTGACGGCGTTGACCAGCATGTAAACCAGCGGCCCGGCATCCACGGTATCGATTTCGACGGGTTCCTTTGTGGCATCGATGTGCAGCGTCGCGCGGCCGACAAGGTCGCCATGGGCTTCGTCCGCGACCAGGCCGACATAGGTCATTTCCTGCGGCAGACCGGCCAGGCCGTTATAGCGGTAACGGACCGGGTTGAGCGCCAATACCGCCTGTAGTCCCTCGCGGTAGGGCGTAATCTCCTGTTTTAGTTCGCGCGAGGACGGCGCCACCCACGGGCCGCCGCCGGGTTTGGTTGCGGTCGCACCGGAAGCCGTGAAGTTGCCGGCATTGTCGGTATAGATAGTGTTGAGGGTTCCGTTGTAGTTGAGTGTGGCGTAGGGCGAGGCGGCGGACCATAGCCAAGGTTGACCGCCGCTTCGGTCGTTAAAGACAAATCCGGCGGTGCTGCCGCCCGATGTCACACTGCCGGAAAATGTTGCCGCATTGCCGTTGAGGATGAGCGTGCTGACAACGGTCGTGGTCCCTGCCGGAACGGTGTTAAGATTGATCTGGCTGCCCAGATGCGCGGCGGTCCACGCCTCCGTCGTCGCGATCGAAATACCTGGACCACCGGCGTAAGCAGTGCCGTTGTAGCCCTGCGGTGCCAACAGAAAAAGACTATCGCCAGCGGCCATCGCAGCTGGCGCTGCCGCCGTCCCGCGTGCGACGCGTGGGAGGATAGAGGGGTAGTTGGTGTTAGGCCCGTAGCCGTCGAGCAGCAGCATCGGGTTTGTCGTTTCCGAGGCGACTGTCAGGCGCCCGCGCACCGCGTAACCCTGCGGCACGGTCGCGGTGTCGTTGATCACCATGCCGAGCGGGCCGGGATCGGAGGGCGGCCCGATACACAGGCTGCGGGTCAAGGTTGCCGCGCCGGTGACGCCCAGCGTGCCGCCGACGCTGAGGTTGCCCGGCCCGCTCAGCGTCCCGCCGGTGATCGGCAACCAGTGGGCGTTCACATACGTGGCGTCGAGGGCGAAGGTGCCGCTGGCGGTGATCGTCCCACCGGTCAGCCCCGTCCCGGCCGTGATGCTGGTGACCGAGCCGGTCCCATAGCCCTGCGCCTTGACAAAGGCGGTGGTGGCGATGGCGGTGCTGTTGTTGGCGGTCGCTGGGGTGGTCGCGGTGGATCCGTCGAGCGCGGTGGTGCCGGCCACGGTGAGGTTTCCCCCGATCGCCAGGTTGCCGGTGATGGTGCCGCCGCTGGTCGATAATGTGCTGTCGTGTAAGAGGGCGATGCGGCGGAAGTTGCCGGCGGCGAGGCCCCAGGTTGAGTTGTTATCGGGCATGGGCAGACCTCATGGGGCGGCTTTCAGGGTCATTTCTAAACACCGATCGAAGAGTTGCTTGGCCATAGCATCGCGCTGGCTCAATTGGTCCTCGAGGAACCACATGAGAAACCCGATAAACCCGACATTGATCAGCACGAGGAGCAGGAAGGCGGGCGGCAGCGTGGTGATCAGCGACTGGCCGATGCGCGCGACGGCGCCGGGGATGGTGCCATTGCCCTCAGCCATCCCACGGGTCGTCGCGGCTGGTGGCGCGGACGGCGCGCAGGGTCTCGCGGAAGGAAGCCGCATCGCGGCGATAGCTGTCGGCGATCGCCGATGGCGGCCAGGACCACATCCCGGGCCAGTCGGGTGGCCAGGCGAAGACATCCGCCGTGTCGAGCCACCAGCGCTGAGCGCAGGGCCATGCGCCCCGCGCCACAAGGGCGGCGCGCCGTTCGGTATTGACGAGCTCCACCAACATCTGCCGCTTCATCCCCAGCTGCTCGCCGGCGTTGCGGATTTGGCTCCGCATGTTTTCGACTTGGGCGATGGCCTTGAGCACCCGCATTTCGAGTTGCTCGGGGATGTCGGGATAGGAGACGACGGCCTTTAAAAACTTGTAGGAACCTGCGGCGACCGCGTCGGGATCGGCGCCCGCGAGCGCGCCGGGGGCGAGTTCGTAGCCGAGGGTGATTTCGGCGGCTTCGATCCGGCGGTAGAGCGGCGCGTCGGGATTGCCCATGATGGCGCGCAGCCGGTTGAGCGAGCCTGAATTGCCGCTGGTTTCGGCGGTGAGATCGGCGGCGATCCGGGCCGCCTCAATCTGATCCCATCGGGCTTTGATGCGGTTATTGGCGTTGTTGGGGTTCTCGTGCCACGCCTTGGATTTCGCCGCGCGGCGTTCCGCTGCTTTTGACGGCGATAGGTGCCTGACCGGGATAATGGGCATTTCCAACCCATTGATATAAAACGGGTCACACTACATCTATTGCGCACTCTACCATATCTTGTGCGTATTATGCGCCCATCTTCGCTACCGATGGGGGTAATCATGGGTCCGGATCCGCAACCGGAGACGCCGAGCAACCCGGTGCCGGCGCCGGAAAGTCCCGGCGACGCGCCCGAGGACGACGGCACCCTCGACACCGAGAGCGACGAGGAAAATGCAGCCTGACCGCGTCCTCGGGCAGGAGCGGCTAAACGAGCACGAGGCGTTCCGCAATTTTATCGAGGCGCTGAAGGTAGCGGAGAGCGCGGCGCGGCAGCTGGCCTTTGTGCGCTCTGACAAGCAGTGGATGCTGGTGGCGGCGGCGATGGAGGGAGCGCGGGTCCGCGCCACCGATCTGGCCCAGGCGCGGCATCGTCCGCTGATCCATCCGTGGGTGCAGTGAGGTGAACCCCCGGTTCCAGCGGAGCGCAGCGACGTGAGCGCGCCCGACGACATGATCGGCTATCTGGCGTCGTTCAGCCGCGACCCGCTGGGGTTTGTCATGGCGCTGTTCCCGTGGGGGACGGGCGAGCTCGCCGACCGCTACGGGCCGGAACCGTGGCAGAAGAACCTGCTCGAGCGGATCGGCAAAGGCCTCAACCCGCGCACCGCGATCCTCGAGGCGATCGCTTCAGGGCACGGGGTGGGGAAGAGCGCCCTCGTCGCCTGGGTGATCCTGTGGGCGACGACGACCGCGGTCGACACCAGGGGCGTCGTCACGGCGAACACCGAGACGCAGCTGAAGACCAAGACCTGGGCCGAGCTCGCGAAGTGGTTCCGGCTGTTTCTCTACCGCGACCTCTTCAAATTGGAAGCCACCTGCCTCTTCGCGATCGAGGCGAGCCGGCAGAAGACCTGGCGGGTCGACATGGTGGCGTGGTCGGAGAGGAACCCCGAGGCCTTTGCCGGTCTGCACAACCAGGGCCGCCGGGTCTTTATGATCTATGACGAAGCGAGCGCCATCCCCGATCTGATCTTTGAGACCTCGGAAGGCTTCCTCACCGACGAGGACACCGAGCGGCTGTGGCTGATCTGCGGCAACCCGACCCGGGCGTCGGGGCGGTTCCGCGAGGCGTTTGAGAGCCAACGCTGGCATGTGACGCAGGTCGACGCGCGCGAGGTGAGCTTCACCAACAAGCAGCAGATCGCGCAGTGGGCCGAGGCCTATGGCGACGACAGCGATTTCTTTCGGGTGCGGGTCAAGGGCGTCTTCCCGCGGGTCGGCAGCAGCGAGTTCATCCCCTCCTACCTGGTCAACGAGGCCCGCTCCCGCCCGGCCGAGGCGCAGGCCTTTGACCCATGTGTGATGGGGTGCGACATCGCGCGGTTTGGCGATGACGAGACGGTGATCGTGATCCGCAAGGGGCGTGACGCGCGGTCGATCCCGGCGACCCGGCTGCGCGGGGCGGACACGATGACGGTGGCGGCGCGGATCGTCGAGGTGGCGCAGGCCTATCGCTGTGACGCGGTGTTTATCGACGGCACCGGGGTCGGCGGCGGGGTGGTCGACCGCTGCCGCCAGCTGCGGCTCGATGTCATCGACGTGAATTTCGGCAGCCGCCCTGCCGTCATTGACCCGCTCGCCCGGGCCGAGAAATACGCCAACAAGCGGGCCGAGATGTGGGGCGCGCTGCGGGCGTGGCTGGCGGTCGGGGCGATCGAGGACGTGCCCGAATTGGGGGCGCAGCTGGTCGGCCCGACCTATGGCTACAACGCGCAGGACGCGATCCAGTTGGAGCGCAAGGACGACATGCGCAGGCGAGGCGTAGCCTCGCCAGACTGGGCCGACGCTCTGGCGCTGACCTTTGCCTGGCCGGTGGCGCCCAACATCGGCGCCGGCGGCGAGGGTCCGCAGCGCAGCAACATCGAAACCGACTACGACCCGTTCGATCCAAAGAACTGGGGCATTGCCGCGTGAGGTGAACCGATGGCGAAGACCTATTACGGGCAGACCTCTGGCGGGACGCATCCCCCGACCGATGCGACCAAGCTGACATCGCCGCCGGCGTCAGGCCCGGTCAAGTGCCTGGTCTACAAAGGCCCGGCGTTTGGCAACCAGTGGGACTACTCGGGCGCGGTGAACGGCACGACGACATTCTTCATCGTCGACAACGGGCCGACGCTCGGGCGGCAGCGCAGCGCGACCTAAAGCGATGGCGAACACCACTTGGTCAAGCACCGACAAAACCGCTGTCACATTAAGTGGAACCAACAACCTTACTGCAACCGCAACAGGATCGGGTGGCGTCCGGACGGCCGACTGGCATAACAGTGGCAAATATTACTTCGAATACACATGCCCTAACCTCGGAACATCAGGTCACGCCATTGGCATCGCAAACGCGAGCGCTGTCTTAATCTCGGTTTACAATACCGGCGCTAACGCCGCTTATGTTTATAACCCAGGGACAATCTACATCAACGGCTCTAGCTCCGGTTCGACTTTAGGAAGTCGAGCGAACGGAGACATCATTGGAATAGCGCTCGACTGTAGCGCTAATCTCATTTGGTTCCGCGTTGCGCCGTCCGGAAACTGGAATGGTTCCGGCACTGCTAACCCAGCTACTGGAGCGGGCGGCCTCAGCGTTGCCTCAATTGCTTCGTCCGGCCTCTATGGCCTTTTTTGTGCAAGTGGTCCCCCCCTTGCGGCGACTGCCAACTTCGGCGATAGCGCATTTACCGGCGCGGTTCCGTCCGGCTTCACCGCAGGCTTTCCCGTCACCTCGTCCAGCGCAATCTACTACGGTCGCGACAACAGCTATGTAGATACCAGCCTCGTGTCTCCGCCCGCCTCCGGGCCAGTTACCTGTCTCATCGATATGGGCCCGACGTTCGGGAAGCAGTGGCAGTATTCCGGCGCGGTGAACGGCACGACCACTTTCTATTTCATCAACAGCGGGCCGAGCCTCGGCCGGCAGCGGAGTGCGACCTGATGGCAAAGTCGCATCCCGGGTTTAAGGCGGCGGCCTCTTCGATCGCCAAGCGTCAGGGGGTCTCCAAGGACCGTGCCGGGGCGATCCTCGCGGCTGGGGCGCGAGGCGCCAGCGCGGCGGCGAAGAAGGCCAATCCGCGCCTCAAGAGGGTCAAGGGATGAAAGCACTGTTCCTAGCAATTGCCCTGCTGCTGGTCACGACAGGCGACTCCCGGCCGCAGGCCTTGAGTGCCGTGACGGTGGGACCGTCATCGCCCAATGGCCCGGCCGTGGGCTTGGTGCCGCAGACCGGCATCGGCGCGGCCGCCGACACGCTGCTGACCGCGCCCGGCAATGTCTACAATGTCTATGCCGTCAACCGCACCGCGACGGCCGGGTTCATCATCATCTACAACGCCACCTCGTCGCCCGGCACCGGCGCGCTGACCGCCAACCTGATCCTCGGCTGCGTGGCGCTGCCCGCATCATCCAGCGGCTACCTCAACTATGCGCCCGGCCCGCCGCTGCGGGCGTCGATCGGCGCGGTGGTGCTGATCACCAGCGCCGCCAACTGCGCCACCTACACCACGGGCGTCATCACCGCCGACATCTTTGGTTTAGCCCTATAGGAGACATCCGATGAAAGGCCATGTGGGTGAACTGAACAAGCACTCGAAGCAGTTTGGCGGGTCGAAGACCGAGGGTGGTCAGGTGCGCATCCATCACACCGTGGAAGGCGACCGGCGCAACGGGGTGAACGACAGCCGGGGCTACAAATCGCCGCTCGGCAACACCGACGAGGGCTACTCGACCGACAACCAGATCGTCCAGGAGGCGCGCAACCGGGCGCAGACCCCGATCAGCAAGAGCGGGGTGCTCGACCGCTTCCACAACGGTGGTAAGGGTCCGATCTGATGGGCCTCTTCGGCGGAGGGTCGACCCCGGCCCCGCCACCACCGCCGCCACCGCCGCCCAATCCGCCGACCTATGCGAGCGCGGCGTTTAACCCGCCACAGACGACGGGCCAGGTGCCGGCCGGATTGTTCCAGGGGTCCATCCTCAACCCGGGCGGGGCCCTGGGCGCGCCATCGGCGGGCGCGACCCAGCGCAAGCAATTGTTCGGAGGTTGACGCGATGTTTGGCGGATGCCTCGAGGTGCATGCCGGGCGCGGGCGGATCCAGTGGCGCGACGTGCCGGCCGAGTATGTGCTGGTCTTCGCGATGGCGACGCTCGGCAGCCGCTATGTCGACCCGCTCTTGGATATCAATCTCCAGGGCCTCGCCGAGACCGGCCGCTGGTTGATCCCGTTTCACGTGGTGACCGCCGAGCCGGCCGGGCTGCAGTGCGAGCACTTCGCCAAGACCGTCGGGTTGCGCACCGGCGGCCCGACGATGGTCGCCTGGGAGCCGGCCTTTGGCGCCGCCGACCCGGCCCCGCCGCCGGTGATCGAGGACGTCATCCACTGGCTGGAGACGGCGACCGGGCGGCTGCCCGTGGTGCGCGCCGCGCGGGTGCCGGAGACGGCGCTGATGCGCGACTGCCCGCGCATGGTGTCGCCCTCGCCCGAGCACCCGAAGGGACCGTGGTGGTTCTGGCAGCAGCCCAGGCTCGAGGTGGTGCCGGGCATCACCGGCGGGCGCGTCGACCATGTCTGGTGGAACGGGACACAAGATGAACTGGAACCCTTTTACCGCTCGGGCCAGCTACCTCGCGATCGCGCTCGTGCTGCTGCTGATCCTGGCGGCGGTGCTGGTGTGGCTGATCCTGTGAGTTGAGACGTGGCCTCGATCGACGACTACAGGACCTACGCCGATTCGAAGCTCGCGGGCATGCGTATCCGCCGCTATTCGTGGTGGCTGCACTGGCGCGAGCTGGCCGAGTTTATCCTGCCGCGGCGCTATCGCTGGCTGGTGATCACCAACCAGTGGAACCGCGGGTCGCCGATCAACCAGAACATCGTCGACAGCACGGGGACGCTAGCGGCGCGGGTGCTGGCCTCGGGGATGATGGCGGGGATCACCTCGCCGACCCGCCCGTGGTTCAAGTTCTCGATCCAGAACATGGAGGACGACCTCACCGTCGCCGCTTGGCTCAGCGAGTGCGAGCGCCGGATGATGGCGGTGTTCCAGGAGTCGAATTTCTACAGCGCGATGGGGGTGATGTATTTCGACCTCGTGGTGTTCGGCACCAGCTGCGTCATCATCTACGAGGACTTCGAGAACGTCATCCACTGTTACAATCCGTGCGCGGGCGAGTATTTCCTCGAGCAGGACGAGCGCTTCCAGGTCAACAACCTGGCGCGCGAGTTCACCCTGACCCACCGCCAGATCGCCGACATGTTCGGCATCGACAACGTCACCGACGACGTCAAGCAGTCGGTCAATTCGACCAAGAACCCGGGCATGAGCGGGCAGCAGACCCACGAGAAGCTGGTGATGCACCTGATCGAACCCAACACTGGGTTTCCCGGTCTGGTGCCCAAGCGCTTCCCGTGGCGCGAGGCCTATTGGGAATGGGGCAGCCCGCGCGACAAGCTCCTGCGCGTCAAGGGGTTCTACGAGTGGCCGGGGATGTGCCCGCGCTGGGACGTGGTGGCGAACGATCCCTATGGCCGCAGCCCGGGGATGGACGCGCTCGGCGACATCAAGCAGCTGCAGCAGGAGACCCGGCGCAAGGCGCAGGCGATCGACAAGATGGTCAACCCGCCGATGATCGCGGATGTCCAATTAAAGAACCAGCCGGCCAGCACGATCCCGGGCGGCTGGACCTATGTCGCCGGGCTCGACAACCAGCGGGTCGGCGCCAAACCGCTCTACACGGTGATGCCGCCGATCGCCGAGATGAAGCAGGACATCGCCGAGGTTCAGTCGCGCATCAAGATCACCTTCCACAACGACCTCTTCACCGGCATTTCCGACCTCACCACGGTGCGCACCGCGACCGAGATCGACGCCCGGCGCGAGGAGAAGCTGGTGCTCTTGGGGCCGGTGCTCGAGCGCATTCTCGGCGAAGGCCTCGGCAAGGCGATCGACCGCACTTGGGGGATCATGGAGCGCGGTCGCCTCTTGCCGCCGCCGCCGCCGCAGCTGCGCAACATGCCGACCCATGTCCAGGTCGACTACATCTCGATGCTGGCGCTGGCGCAGCGCGGGATCGCCAC